GCCGCTTCGCGATAGGCCGACATCGCAGAGATAATCGCACTGAACGCCCCGGTGCCAGCCGTCATCGCTGCGGCGAATTGCTTCGTCGGCATTTCTTCAGGCGGCGGCATGAGGGCCGCCTTCTGCTGTTCGAGATACTTCATGTAGATGTCGGCGGAGAGCAACCCCTGCTTGAAGAGCTCCTGAGCCCTTTGAATCTCCTTCATCTGTTTTTCTTCTGGGCTGAGCACACTCTCCGCGATGCGGGCCGCCTCTTCTTTCGCCTTATTCAGTTCCTCTTGGGCCCGCTTCTGCTCTTCCATCGCCTGCTTCTGGGCCTCGATCTGTGCGAGCAGTCTCTCGGCCTCCGCAAGTTCCTCCGGCGTCGCACCCAAACCGCGAAGCTCCCTCAGCTTCTTCTCCGTCTCGCTCATGCCGATTGTCTCCAGCTCTTCGCGGAGACCATCGAGGATCGACATGATCTTTTCCTGGTTTTCACGCATGCCATCGGCGAGTGCAGCACCGACTCCCTTAGCCTGCTGCTGAGCCTCCTGCATCTGCTGCGTCACTTCGGCGAAGGCGTCCGCGAATTGCGTGCCCCACCATTCACCGCCCAGGGCCCGCTCGAAGGCACCTTGACGCCAGCGGCCATACTCCTCGCTCATCTGCGAGAACATCTCTTTCGTGCCTTCGCCGATGATGCCCGCTGGCATCTTCGAGACGAGCCACGTGAGGCCTTCGCCCACCGCGTAAATGGTACCCATGATGAGTGAAATCCCGCGATAAATGGCATGGATCACATCGAGCACGGCCTCCATCGCGATGACGAACACGTTTGAGTATGTGGGCGTACTCTGCATATACTCGATGAACGATTGCAGGACCGGAAGAAGCAGTTTTCCGAGTGCCTGCCAGATCCGGAGAAAGACTTCCCCTAGCTGCTCCTGCACGTCGCCCCACGCATTCTTCATCTGCGTGGCCGGATCGGCGAGTGCCTTGGCCGCACCTCCGAATGCACGGTTCAACTCATCGAGGATGATGCGTTGGGCAGCCATCAGATCGCCAGATTCCTGCAACAGACGAATCTGCTCCATTTGCTGCTCGTTGAATGAGACGCCAACCTGACGCAATGCGGTAATACCCGCAATCGGATCGTTGAGTGCCTTCCCGAGCTTGATGGCGCCTTGCGTGAGACTCTGCCCAAGCACGGCGCTCATGTCCTGCATCACGGCTATGGCATCCTTGAAAATCGGGCCACGAATTTGCGTAAACGTCGCCAAAAGCGCCATTGCCTCAATCGTGGCCTCGTCGCCAAAGTTAGTGATGCCTTGCAGCTCCGCTGCATAGGCCTTGAGCTCTTCGGCAGCCAGTCCCGCAGCTCCGCCCGTGGCACGCAGCACGGCTTCGAGTTTGCGCTCGGCATCTATCTGCGTCTTCGCGGCGGAGGCCAAGCTAGACAGCGTGCGTGCCACGGATGAGATTGTGCTCCTCAAGACGTTCCAGGCCGCACTGACTGCGTTGATAGTCGTGGCGATCTTCGCGAACGTGAGCGTCTGCTTCTGGATGCGCTGCGTCTCCTCCTGCACGCGTTTCAGTTCGCGAACTGCGTTGCGAGTGTCGGCCAAGATGTTAATTGTCAGGTCGGCCATAGTGAATCTTTATTTTCGCGGATGAATTCGGCCCATTGGTCAAGCTGGTACGGCTCCATTTCCTCAAGCATCAGCTCGGGGTTCGCATATCCGAGTTGCCACGCTAACCGGTAGACGAAGTCGCGGCTTGGCCCGGTGATGATGCTTTTTTTTCGCTAGACATCCCGCATAGTTCCTGCACGACTTCGAATAGCTTGCGGGTGATTGCGGCGTCCCACTCGCTGACGGCAACCACTCCGGCCTCATTAGCGAGAGGTGCGTCGCCGTTCTCATCGACAATCGCATACGCGACGAAGCGAGCCATCATGTCTGGCTGCAGCGTGTCGTCCACGTAACTCGCCGCCGTCGCCTCAAGCCATTCGCGTGCATTGAGACTTCTCAGGCGAAAGTGCAGCGTCTCACCATCAACGCTGACTTGCACGTCGCGGTAACGGCGTCGTTTTGCGAAGTTGATTGCGTCTTGAACGCTCATAGTCCTCCTCGATGATTTTCCGATACTTGGCTGCCTTCGCCGGGTTGAAGTTCCAATCGAAGTTCAGTGGCTCGGCATAGCCCAAGTCAACGAGCCACCACGCATATCGCGATTCGACAATGTCGCCGACTTTATGCTGCGAAGTCGGCGGCAGTCGAATCATCCGCACTCGATACAATCTCGAATCATTTGCCACCGCTCGGCCCCTGCACGATGAATCTGTACTCGCGTTTCAAGAGGCCCTTCTTCTCCATTGTGACTTCACCGGCCACGACGCCGACGCATTTGAACGAGCCGCAGCTGCCGATTGTCACGGTGAACGTCGAACCAGGATCGCGAATGTCCTTAGCCGCACTGTCGAGGGCACTGTGCAGCGTCGGATCGTACGCAACTCGCACCGTGATGTCCCCGTAGGTGTTTCTCGTCGGCACCTTCGTCGGAAACGCGTCGTCGTCGGCGAGCCCTTCGAATTCCTCAACGTCGGTGCTGACTTCAGGGAGCGTCACCGATTCGACCTGGCTGATAGGTGTCGAACTGCCTGAAATGTCAGCCGAAACGGTTGTGCCTTTTCCGAGTTTGATAGCCATGACTCTGCCCCTTTCTTCTCAGCGTTTTCCCTTTGCTGCTGCTTGCTGCACTGCCTTGTTGATTGCCTCCAAAAGCTCCCGGTGAATTCGCGCGGCTATGATGGGCTTCGCGGAGTCGATGACGCCCATCAGGAATCCAGGCATGCGGCCGCGATTCTTTCCGGTCTTCGTTGAGCGCTGTCCCGTTCCAAGGACGGCCCAGTGAATGTTGCCTCGGCCGAGGCCTACGCCTGGCCTCTTCCGCTTCTTGGCTTGCTTTCCGGCACCGCGTCGCGAGCCGACACCGAGGCCGAACTTCGCCTCGGTCAGTTCCCGCCGCTGCGTGCGAACTTTATAGCCGAGCGATCTTGCGGCGGCCTTGGCGACGCGCTCCGGTGCGTTCGCCCCACGAAGCATCGAGCGGAACTCCTTGGCCGCCTGCCGGAAAGCGGCCCGGACCGCCTTGGCGACTTCCTTATCCCCGATGGCCTGCCGCGCCTCGTTCACGGCCTGCTCGATCTCTTTCGTCTCAACCTCGACTAAAAGCTGATCCATCAGGTGCCTGCCCTCATCAACGTCAGGACGACTTCGGCCACGTAGATCGGCTGCGACGACTCAGCGTCAACGACGTTCGCGGCCCGCAGTGTCTGCTCAGCGAAGGCGTACCAGACGTAGCCGTCATCGTCCTCGTATTCGCTGCCGTCCGCCTCGTCGGCGAGTTCGTCGGCGAGTTCGTCGGCCTCCGCTCGCGTCGCACTGTAAATCGTGACTCTGACTTCGTATTCGTGGGCGAAGTTCTCCGCCAAGCCATCATCGCGGCGTTCCGTCGAGATTGAGATCACGACGGCGGGAAGCGTGTCGGCGTAGTCGAGTTGATCGGGCCGAATCCGGTCGCCGACGTCGCTTTCCAAGATCGTCGCGACGATGTCATGCGCTACCTCGTATGGGAGCACGCTCCGCCCCTTCGAAGACTATGGTAAGTTGGTTGGGCACAATCGAATCAATCTCGATTCGCGTGCCGTCATTCAGTTCAATCAAATCGTCCGATGTTATTTCGCTCGTCTGCTGGCATCTCCATGTCGTCACCGTCCAGCGAGTGCCGCTGACGACGATGTCGCCAGCAACCGCCTCGCTCATCGGCCTTGCAACGACTGAGGCGAGACATGAGAACGCAACCTGATAGCTGATCGTCGGCTGGCCATCGGTGCCAACCGACTTCAGCTTTTTCAGGAACGTCGCGCGATTGCGAAACTGATCGACGGTTCTCGTCATCGCCACACGGCTAAGTAGCCCTCCTCGGTCACAGGCACGACGTCGGGCTCGAGTGTCGTCGAACGGGCCTCCCATCGTGCCGCGACTGTTCGCAGAATCAACGCTTTAATCTCCGTCGGAAGCGTCTCATATCCGCCCGAGTACTCGAACTTGAGGCACGTCCCGCTCGGCCACACATACCGAGGGAACACCACGGCGGGTGCCGAATTGCGAACGATGAAATCATCGGCGTCGCATTCGAGTTCGGTGCCAGCGACTTCGTCAATCGATGTGACTGTCAAGTCGTACGCACCCGTTTCATCCTGAGTCAGCGGTGCATACGGCAGCAGCACTCGTGACGGAAACGGCCAATAGACTGACGCCGTCACCTCCGAGATGCCGACGCCGACGCCGAGAGCACGCTCGACGTCGTTAATCGTGCTATTCAGCAGGTTTTCGACGACGTCGTCCGGCTGATCTATCGGTAGCCCCAGGAATGCTAACGCTTCCTGAAGTGTCACCGGCCTCGTCTCTGGTGTGCTTGTGATTCTGATCATTCCATCGCTCGCAATAGCCCAGGCGAATGAGCTCTTTCGCGAGGGCGTCGTGCAAATTCACACGCCGCCCCCGCAGAAGGCTCAGCGACCCGCAGACACAACTTCGTTTCACTCGAACGATCATGTGCCACTCTTAATCAATAGGTGCCCGATAGACTTCGTGTTGCTCGATGCCTGCAACTTCGAGTCGAAATAGTAGAACGCGAGGAAGCCCACGGCGTCCACGCTAGCATACCGCTCCTTCAGGACGAGCATTCTGAGACTTGTCACCTCGCGAATCACGAATCGACTGAAGTCCCCGAAGATAGCAACTTTCGCACCGGCGGTAATGCTCGATGCCATGCTCGCATTCTCGATCACCGGGTAGCCAAGCAATCGGCCAGGCGACTGCCCAGTCAAGTCGGGGTAGAAGAGAGGCCGCCCGTAATCATCTTCGAGCTTCTGAATCGCTGCCAAGATCGAGCTGTGCATCATCCAGACGGCGTTGCCTCGATAGGCAGCGTCGATGGCGTAGACCATATCGAGAAGCTCGCCCCACGCAATCGTCGAGGATGATGAAGTCTCCTTCGCCATGGGGACGCCGCCGCTTGAAGCGAGCAGGCCTGTCGGCTGCGATGAGCCAGTCCCAACCGTCTCGTAATAATTGGCGATTCTGCCGATACGCTCGGCGATCAAGTCGCCGAGTACGGACTCGATATCGACGGCTGCGTCTCGCAGCAATGCGTAGTCAACGACGACCGGCCTCGACGTTGCTCGATGGCAGTCGAGCGTGACTGACGAGATAGTCGGTGCGACGGACGTGTCCATGTCGATCTCGCTCGTGACAAGCGCGCCCGAGTTCGACGTGTCGTCGAAGATCGGCAAGGTGACTTTGTCCATGCGATCCGTCGGCAACACGCGGGCCACGCGACGCACGGCGTCGTAGTGACTCAGCCGCTCGGCGACGTACTGGCCAATCTGTGTCGGCACGACGTCGCCGACTTCAGTCGCGCGAGTCAAATCGCCACTGAGCGTGTTCATCGGCACATCGATCTCGTGCCGACCCAGCCAACCGATATCCCGCAGCACCGCCTTGTCGTCATCGCTCGCCATGCCAGCGATGTCACGGAGCCAGGCCTTCACCGGCTGCGGCAGCTTTGCCTTCGCTTCGCTGAGAGTCGGCGCGAAAGTGGGTAGTGTCGCCATCGCAGTGACACGCTTCTGCACTTCCTCCATCGCACGATCGATCACCGTCTTCGTGAGCGAATCGGCGATTTCCTTTGCGATTTTGCTTTCATCTTCGAGAATCCGACTCATGTTCTGCCCCTTTCTTCAACTTTTCATGCAACGCCTTGAGGATCTGCAGCCTCACATGCTCCCTGCCCCTCGCAGAGTCTTCCTCCGGCATGTGAGCCCGCAGGTGTGCCTCAATTCGCTGCCTGTCCTCTTCTGATATTTCTTCCGTCTGCGACAATCTCGCGAGTGCATTGCGCACTGCTGCGAGACTGGCCTTCGGATGATTCGCATGGTTCGGCGGAAAATGGTGCGGCAACTTCAAATCGCCGAATGAGTCGAGACTGATGGCGAAGGCGAAATAGCTAGCGATCTTCCTTCGCTCGGCGTCATCAAGCTCTTCCCATGGTTCGTCTGTGAAATCGGCCAGCGTCGGCTTTGTCCAATCGCCTTCGACACCTTCGCCATCGCCACCGCTTGGGTTATCGGGCACGAAGTTCATGACGACGTCCCGCCTCATGGCGCTCGTCGTCTTCTTCGTCTCTTCGTCTTCCGTGGCGTCGCCCGTTGGCTGCTCGTCCTCTTGTTCTTGTTCCTCTTCTTCTTGTTCCTCTTCGCTCTCGTCTTGGTTGAGTACGACGTCGGCTAGATTCCATGCGAGTGCCTCCTCGCTGTTGAACCAGGTGCCGTCCACGTCGCCGTCGAGCCATGCGAAGGCCTGCTCAACCGTTGTTCCGGCCTTCGCGGCGATGACTCGGGCGATGTCCTCATCGAACTTTTCGAGCGTTTGGGCCATTTCAGAGAAGACTTTTGCGTTCCCGACTGCGGCAGCATACGCACGATGCACGAAGAGGCTGGCACCCTTCGCAATCTGGACCGGCCTGCCAGCGAGTGCAATGATGGCCGCCGCTGAGGCAGCGACACCATCGACACGAGTAATGGCGTGGCCGTGCTCCCGAAGAGCGTTGTAGATCGCTATCCCGTCGTGAAAGTATCCGCCGTACGAGTTGATTCGCACGAGGATTCGCGTCCTCCGCGACTGCGACGCAATCCACTTCACGATGTCTTCAGTGGACTGCTCGGCGTACTGATCTCCGATATCGTGGTAAATCCAGAGAGTCGGCCTCTCGCCGCCCTGCATCTTCGCTCGCAGCTTCGGAGGCGATTTCACGGCGTTTCGAATCTGTTCACGATTCAAGCCAATTAGCCGGTACATAGTACGAATCTCCCCGCTCACGTTTGTCGAGGTTTTCCCGTTCTCGGACTTCATTCGGTGAAAGCACGCCGATTTCAATGAGCTTCGCGTAGGCCGCGACACGCTCGCCAAGTTGCGTTCGCACGATGGCGTTGCGGTTGCACTCGAAGTAGTAGCGATCTCGCTCGCGTTCCGGAATCAACTTCAAGCTTGCTTCCTGCTCCCAAGCCACGAGCCACGGATCGAGCGTCGTCTGGAGATAATCTGCATTCTCCGCTTCGATGCTTGCGTAGCTGGTTCGCGTCGGATCGCCCAGCTTATGCGGTGGCAGCCCAAACATATTCGCAATCGCACGGAGTCCCGCGTCGCGGCTTTCAACGAGCTGCGTCTTTTGCGGCTCCGCGACACTCGGCTGGAACTCAAGACCTCCCGTGAGAACCCCGATATCGTGGGCATTGCCTGCCGATGAATGCCTCTGACGGAATTCTTCCCGAAGTCTCCTGACTTCATCGACGCTCAATGCCCGCGGCGACTTGAGAAATCCAGATAACGCATAGCCCTTCTCGAAAAATGCTGCCGCGAACCGTTGCACACCGAGCTCAAGCCGGATTGCCTCCCGCAAGAGCACGAGCGGGCTTTCGCCGTTCAGCCCGTCCCAGCACAGGCCGGACAAATGAACCATGTCCGAATCGGAGATGATGATTGTCTGCTCCTTGATTGTCGTTCGCCAGGATAGCGGAGCCTCTTCGTTGATTGACGTCACCGTCGGGTCAAGCACCGTCAAGGCGACCGGCTGTCCTCGCGGGTCTCGCGTAATCATCGCGAAGCCGTTGCCGACGAGCAGAGCGTGAGCCGTCAGCGTGCGTCTGAGTGAGTAGCCGCTGACGCCGGGGGCCGCTCGCTCACGAAGGAGTCGTGCCTCGGGCCGCGTGTTCTCCGCCACGCGGCTTCCATCAGTCTCTCGCCGATACAAGGCTATCGGAACCTTCGCCACGTCGGCGGATATGATGTTGATGGCTCGCCAGATTGCAGGATGGCCCAGGGCATCGCTGGCCGAGACAGCACTGAACGATGCGATCCAAGTCGTGATCGCCGCAGTCGGACGTTCCAGTTCCGGTGCCGACAGCCAATTCACGAACTTGTTCAATACGTCCTTCAGAGCCATTGGATTCCAATCGCCTCAGCTTCCTGTCGCAGCGTCGCATTTCCGGCAGCAAGCACGAGGGCTACAACCAGGTCGATGGGCCCAGTGCTTCTCCGTTTGCTCAGCCGTTTGTGGCCGTAGCTGTTCGTCTCGACGACGCAGTTTGAGATGCAATACTCGAATACTTCTGAACGCTCGTGTAGCAGCTTCCTATCGCAGATCATGATTTCTGTCTCGCGGATCGGGGCATCCATCGCTTTGGCGTGCATGGGATGGGCCACCAGCAGTGACTCCGGCACACCGTCGCGAATCAGCCGCTGCACAAGCGGGGCCGCGAGGGCCCTGTCATAATAGATGGCTTGAACGTCGTATCGCTTCGTGATTTCGAGCAGAGTCGTCCTGACGATTTGCTCGTCAATCACATCGCCAGGCGTGACGATGAGATCGCCTGCCGCGGCGAATCGCTGATAAAGCTTCGCTCTTTGGCCACGCTCGACGGCGTAAGCCGAACTGAAAGCCCAGTGCTTACAGTAATATCGATCTCCGTCTGGAAATATCGCCACGATTGCCGACAAGTCGCGAGTCGAACCCAAGTCAACTCCGACGACACATGAACGCTCGTCGAGATTCGGCAGAGCCGTCACTTCTGATTGCCGCCACATTTCAAGCGGCAACCACTGCGAGGCACCAGCGAGCTGCTGGTTGAGGTGGTATCTGCGGAACGCCGCCTCGGCACTTGGTGTGCGTGACTGCGAGAAAACGGTGGCTAAGTCGTCGAGACTGAGTGTGACACCCAGCGACGGATTTGCTTTCGCCCACACCGCCGGATCCTTCCACTCATCTTCGTCTGGCACATAGCAATCAAATGCGAAGTATGCGTCGAGCTCATCGGCCTCTTCACTGATGGAGTGTGCCACGGTGCGGAGCTCGTCGAACAGCATGGCCTCGTCGTCGCCAGCCGTCGAGATCGCAATGAGCAGAGGGTTCTGGCGGGCCACCATCGACGTCGCGATTGCATCCCAGAGCCGCCTGTCCTTGTGAGCATGGAGCTCATCGACGATGGCACAGCTCAGCGAATAGCCCCACATGCGAGCGGAGTCGGCACCCGCAGCCCAAAGTCGGCCCCGGTTCCCCGGACATCTGAGCTCGCTGCGATAGACATAGCCAAGTCTGCGAAGCTGCGAGTCGCCATCCATCATGGCCGAGGCCTCACCGAAGACGATGCGGGCCTGATCGCGGGAGGTTGCCACGCAGACAACTTGCGGGCCTGCCTCGCGATCTGCAAAGAGTGCCTTGAGAG